GATGCACCGATTGATGACGTAAATCTGAAGTATGATGATGCGATTGATACGCTGTGGTTCGTTATTGATCTCGAAGATGAGTACGGTACACTGATGGTAGAGATTGGTGAATGTGGCAATGCCGCTTATGTATACATCGTGGATGGTTCAATCTTTCATGATTCCATTCCATCCGCACCGTTACTGTACGTTCTGAATACCATGATCGATGATTATTTCGGTGATGTTGCTTCTTCATGTTGACAACACACCGGAATATGATAGAATACAAACACTGAAAACTTGAAATAGACAGAGGAACATTAGAGATGAAAGACCATGACATGACACGTCCCGAAAACCAACTGGCCTGTGTTGATAGCTGGGTGACACGGAAGCGAAACGGAGACACCATTTCAAAGGCTGCATTTTGCCGTGAATGGGGGACAAGCCCACGTTCACTGGGGAGGTGGCTTGAGAAATATGAGGTAAAAACAGAGCAGAATCCAGCTCCACAGGAGGTGACACAGGTTGATAAAAATGTCAAGGTGAACGATACCGTCCGTGTTGTTTGTAGTGACTGGGATCTCATTGAGTTCGCAACAAACGACAGTATCAAAAATGGTGGTATACACAAGGTCACCGATATTAATGATGGTATGGTGCTGCTTGACGACTTGCACTGTGGTTGGGTAATGAAGAACTGGGTAGAACTTGTTCAGGAAGCACCAGAAGAGACCCCCATCAAAGAGGACGACTATCAGTACATTGTGTCAAACCAGTCTGTTATGATCACAAAGAACGGTGAAACTGTTATCGTCCATCGAGAATCACCGAACTACCGTACCGTTGTTGACCTTCTCATGGAAGAGGAATATGAACGTGCTTGGAACATGAGTAGTATCAAAAAGGCCATTGAGACGTTCTCACACGGGAAGATTAAGGTCGAAGATGATAAAGTGTTCTACGGTACTTTTGAAGTACGAAATGGAATGGCGGATAAACTCGTTGACATGGTGAAGAATGGTGAAGAAAGAACCAAGGCATTCTGTTCATTCTTTGAGGCTGTTATGACAGATGTTGAGTCTGACCATATTCGAGAACAACTGTGGCCTTTCATCGAGTCTCAGTGTATCGAATTGAATGAAGATGGTACATTCACCGGCTATCGAGCTGTACGACCGGATTATCTCGACAAGCGAACCGGAACCATTGACAACAGTGTCGGTCAGGAAGTATGCATGCCTCGTCACTTGGTCAACTCAGATCCAAATCAATCCTGTTCGACAGGTCTGCATGTTGGTTCTCTTGAATATGCCAAGGGGTTTGGGTGTGGTAAGGACCGCCTGATTAAAGTTAAATGTCATGTTCGGGATGTTGTGAGCGTACCATATGAATATGATGCAGGAAAACTACGCTGCTGTCGCTTTAAGGTTATTGAAGATGTGACAGATAAAATCTGATCACTTTACAAAAAGGGGGTTGATATTCAACTCCCTTTTTTATATACTGGAACTCGACATTTAAGAAGAGTTTGAAAGAGGGAATACAATGTATCTGATGACAAATAACGGCGAGCGGTATGAAATCGAAACATTCACCTTTCCAGCCGGTGAGGTGAGTGTAAAAGTGCCGAATATGCGAAAAGACAGTATCGGTATCTATGCACTGATTCGTAGCAGTAATGATGTAATGAAGCTCCTCATGGTTGCTGATGCCATTAAGCGGGAATGTGCATATAATGATTTGTACTTGGTGCTCCCATATGTACCATATGCACGACAAGACCGTGTATGCAACCGAGGTGAGGCATTCTCACTTAAGGTCATGGCTGATCTCATCAACTCATGTGGTTTCGACGAAGTTTTGATAACTGACCCTCACAGTGATGTTGCACCTGCACTAATTGATAATGTTACAATCATCGAACAGTGGGAAGGTGTTGCAGAATTGGCACATCGAGACAAAGTGTTCAAGAACATTTTGACAACAACAGAAATCGTCTCACCAGATGCAGGGGCTGAAAAGAAAACAGCAAAACTGTGTCAAAAACTCGGCAAGGGGTATTATCATCGTGGGATTAAACACCGCGACCTAACAACTGGCAAACTGAGTGGTTTTGATGTACAATTCAATAACCCGAATGGGGATATTCCTGAATCTGTACTGATCGTCGATGATATTTGTGACGGTGGGGGTACATTCATCGGCCTTGCGAAAGTGCTGAAAGAACATGGAGTAAAAACTGTTTCACTTTATGTGACTCATGGTGTATACTCAAGAGGAAAGAAAGTCCTCTTGGACAATGGTATTGATTTTCTGTTTGAAAAATTTGACTGGAATAGAGATATTTAAAATGAACCCAATTTTTAAGACTGATGCATACAAAGTTTCACACAAGAAGTTTGAGACAGAAGGAACTGAATACGTTCAGGCAAATTTCACACCGAGGTCTTTTCGACTGAACCCAATTGACATTGACCGTTGTGTTGTTTTTGGGACTCAGCGGATGGTGATGCGGTTGGTTGATATGTGGAATAAGAACTTCTTCGAGAGACCTAAAGAAGAGGTGATCGATGAAGCAGTTCGGATCTTTAGCCGATATCTCGGTATGACCAGTGAAGATCTGAAACACTTCGAACAACTACATGATATCGGCTTTCTTCCGATTCAGGTTCGTGGTCTTCGGGAAGGTGTTACAGTGAAAGAGAAAACACCAATTCTGTTGATTGAAAACACGATCCCAGGTTTCTCTTGGCTGGTTACATACCTCGAAACATGGATCAGTACCGAGATGTGGCTTCCTATGACAAGTGCAACAACAATTTACCACTTCCGCAAATTGGTAAATGAATGGGCCATTAAAACGACTGGAAGCCTGAATGGTACAGAATTTCAACTCCATGATTTCTCGTATCGTGGCATGGGACCAGACGAGGCTGGGGCATCTGGAGCTGGTTTTCTTCTGAGTTCGCTTGGAACAGACAGCATCCCAGCCATTGTCGAATTGGAAACGTATTACAACGCAGACATTGAGAAAGAACCAATTGCATTCAGTGTACCGGCTACAGAACACTCGGTCACCTGTGTTGGGATCGCTGTTAACGGTGAAAAAGAAACAATTAAGAAGTGGATCACAGAAGACTACCCGACAGGTATTGTGTCTATTGTTTCGGATACACTTGACTATTGGAAAGTCATTACAGAGTATGCAGCAGATCTCAAAGAAGACATTCTGAACCGTGTTCCAAACGAAATCGGTCTGGCTAAAGTAGTTTTCCGCCCAGACAGCGGTGACCCTGTAAAAGTGTTGACTGGATACATGGAAGAAGAATACTATGTAGAAGAGGATGGCACTTGCATCAGTCGTGACGACGGTAAAGAGTTGTCAGACGCCGAGATCAAAGGTTCTGTTGAATGTCTGTGGGATCTTTTCGGTGGTTCAACAACCGAGGAAGGTTATAAAGTCCTACATGAGCGAGTGGGTCTGATCTATGGGGATTCTATTACCTATGAAAAAGCCCAACAGATCTTTGAACGTCTGGAACGTAAAGGATTCGCATCAACAAATGTTGTTCTCGGTGTTGGTAGCTATACCATGAGATATGTTACTCGTGACACCCTCGGATCGGCAGTGAAAGTAACATATGCCAAAGTTAATGGTGTTGACTATGAAGTTGAGAAGAACCCAGTTACTGACTCCGGTGTGAAGAAATCAGCAAAAGGTTATCTTGATGTTGCGGCGATGAATGGTGATTTTGTCCTTGTGCAAAAATCAGAACCGTTTACGTCAAAATCATCTGCGATGGTGACCTACCTCGATGACGGGATGATGAACAGTTACTTGAGTCAGTTGTCAGATATTCGAAATCGACTCTGGGGGTGAAGGGATATGAAAGAGGGGTTTACAAAGCCCCTCTTTTTTTGTATAGTGGCTACACACAAACTCGAAGAGAAAAAGATAAACTACCATGAGAACTTTCACAGAAACAGAACTTAAAGAGATCCTCTGTTTGCATCAAAAGTGGTTAGATGGTGAAGATAGTGGTATTCGTGCCAACATGTATCACATCGATCTATATGGTGCTAATTTAGCTAACGCATATTTATTTAATGCCAATTTAGCAAACGCCAACCTTAGTGATGCTGATCTGCGTGGTGCAACCCTAGCGCGTGCATATCTTTATCATATCGATCTATCTGATGCCAATTTAGCTAACGCAGATTTATCTAACTCAATTTTATCTAATGCCGACCTGTCTGAATCCAATTTGGTTGGTGCAAATCTGTCTAATGTTGACTTGTCGGACGCTGATTTGTCAGGTGCCAATCTCGCCAATGCCAATCTAACAGGTGCTGATCTCACCGATGCCAATCTAACAGGTGCTAATCTAACCGATGCGGTTCTGGTTCGGAACGGGCTATACAATACAATCGGTAATGACAAAGAGATCAAAACAGTATGTGTTTTTGATGAATACAACATCGCATACACGAAAAACCGTCTACATATTGGATGTGAAGGACATTCTTTTCAAGAATGGTGGGATTTCACTGATAGACAAATTCTAAAAATGGATGGTAGAACTGCATTGTCATTCTGGAAGCAACACAAAGAAACGATTAAGAACATTGTTGAATCAGATCCGGCTGTTTGATAAAACGGGGTGAAAATGAGTAAATTTCTTGATAAAATCGACAGTACTCTGAGGCACGAAAGGGTCGTATACTGTGACGCGATGTATGCCACATTCCGCGAGACAGTCGAAAAAATGAACCATCGTCAATTTCGTAGGTGTGATCTGGGGGTGAAGATACATGCTACATGTCTATGTGAAAACGAAACAGAAATTGAATATCACAAGAAAAAACTAAAAGCACAAATCGCAAAAGAAGTATACAGCGATGTTGTGGATGAAGTGTTTTCCCTGTATAATATTCTAAGAAACAAATACATGGAACCAGAAGTTCGAGACCAAATTGAAAAAATATTGGGGTTGATGAGACCATGAACCAAGAAAGGATGTTCCAAATCATAGAAGACATGCCGCCTGTGCGGGATTTTCTACAGACACATGATTCATATGATTCATTCAGATGTAAACACTGCGGGAAGTATAAAAAGTATGAGAACAAACCATTCTGTTCTCTGAAATGTAAGAAGGCTTACAAAAAAAATCCAAGGTTAACCGGAAGGGGTAGATGTGATGAAACATGTTAAAGGTAATGCATTAACAATCTTTGAAGAGTTACCAAAGAATGCCGTCTTGATTCATCAGGTGAATTGCAGGGGTGTTATGGGTAGTGGTATTGCAAAACAGATCAGAGAGGTGTATCCTAGTCATTATGAAGATTACAAAGACTCTCTGTCTGTCCGAGGTAGAGACTCCGTGTGTCTCGGTGACCACTTAATTTCCAATGTGAGTTCCTCCGGTAAGGAGGTTATTGCACTGTTCTCACAAAGAGACTTTGGCACAAAGACGAGGCATACAAACTATGCTGCAATCGCAAGGGCGTTGATGGATGTTGCTTCTTCTCTCACCAATCTTGTATCACAACCGACACTTATCATACCAAAATATATCGGATGTGGTCTCGGTGGTGGTGATTGGGATATTGTTGAAAAGATAATCCTAGATGTTGAGGATGCAACCGGAGTTGAGTTCACCTGTGTGGAGTATGACGAAAATGAAAATTGTTAAGTTTAACAATGGTTCCTATGCGATTAGGAAATTCTCAATTTCACGACTAAAATGGGTATATCTTGACTTGAAAACTGCACTCGACTACATCAGAGAAGAGCAAGATTCTAGGATTAGGTGGAAGGCTACGGCTGACGCTCTTTTCTCATTGTGTTGTTGTGATAAATTTGAGACAGTGAATCATATCTATCACACATTACCCCGCATCATTGAGAAAAAGAGACAAGACCCATACGGGGTTGCTAAAGTGTTTAACGATGATGAACTTTTTAAATTGGGGGACACTCCATGGAAACCGTGGGAAATGTAGTGGAGGACACACCGTGTTAAGATTATTGACATATCGACGGTACGGTGCCATCGATGCGATGTGGCTTGTTTTCTTCTGGCCGGTATTCAGCGAAAACGCTATTGCTGGCATTTCTCTCGCTATTGCTGGTATAATACTGTCATCGGCATTAGAAGTGATGTATGAGAGACGCAAAAAATAAAGTGGAGGACACCCCATGAAAAATGTAGTGGCACGTTTCGTAACTCGCGGTACAGACGGAGACACCGGTACTGTTGATCTGCTGATTGGTTCTGGCTTCAGAGGGAGTGGTGTCCTGAAACCAAACACCGTATACTCAATCAAGGACTTTATGGGAACCCTCCTAGTTGTTGAGGAGGGTGAATCATTTCTCAACAAAAGAGATTGGTGTTACGGGTATCAGGATCTTGTCTCAGTTCAAGGAAACCATATGTGGTTAACAAAAGAAGAACTGGAACTCGTATTGAAACATAGAGAGAACGGCAATGGCTGATAAAGACATGAAACGGTGGATGTGTGCTCATTGTGTGCTCTGTGGGATACTCTGTGAAAGCGATTTACACGAAATGATTGATGGGCTTGATCCTAATAATGTCAAAGATCTTGAAAAATTAAACACGTTGAATGACATGTTGACAGCAACAGTCGAAACTGATAACATCATTGAACGTATTATGAAACAGGGGACAGAGAAATGAACAAAGAATTTTTTGTAATTGGTAAAAAGGGTAATCAGGAAGTTTCCATAACCGGTCCTCTCCTTTTCTCAGAGGCGGTCCGTGTTAAGTTTGATAAAGAAGACCAAAAACCACATGTAAAATTTGACATCATCCACAAGAGTGACATGAAATGACCACTAATACCATTACATACAGCCAGTTTATTTCTATCTATTCGAAGTTAAACAACATCGGTATGGATCTTCGGCTTGGTCAGTTGTTCAACATTCTGTTCATTAAACGGGTTGACAACAATCCACTGGTGCAAGATATGTTCAATGCCTGTGGTGTTGAGGCAAGTCAGATGATCTCAGATTGGATGGAAGACTGTCATATTGACTGGGGGTATATCCCCATCCCGTCCGAGAATCTTGACTCAATTAAGGAAGCGGGTGGGGGACTCTGGGATATTTTGAAAAGTTACATCAACCAAAACGAATTGGCATAAAGTCTATTTCACCATCAACGAAGTTTTCAATCTCCTGTAACAGGGCTTCCTTCTCTCGTTGTGCATCATTGACAAGCTGGTCGCCACCGAGACTAGCGTCACCTTGAGGGGAAGCCACTGATTGAAACTTGCGATATGCAATACCCAATGTTTCTTTTGCTTCAGCTAGTGCCCAACGATTAATCCAGTCAATATCATAATACTCTTCATCATCAAGATCGACATAACATTCAACAAAACACTTACCCGTTGCTTTCGGTGATCCGAGAATAGAAACAGTCTTCCTGAACCTGTCATAATCAAATTCAATCTCAACCGCACCATATCGTTTGAAACTTTCCATAAGACCAAGTGTTAACTCATATGAAAGAAAATCAAACGAGCTGGAACATGATGCAGCGGTTGGAGTAAAGAGATCATTGTAGACAGCCATACTCAAAGGATCTTCGAGACTAAAACCAGATGTATTCGGTTGCACAATCCGAACGACCTCATCAACATTTGATGGTAACGTGTATATTCTGGTATCTCTCGAAACATCAATTGGGACATATTCTCTGCGGTATGAATTGTGACCTTTCTGTTTGAATGTCCGTTTTGCCTTTCTGAAGAACACCTGATAGTCCGAGTCCTCGAACTCAACATCAACCAATGTCCCACCGAGACCTAGTTCAATTTCATCTCTAAATTCTTGAAAAGTTGCCATTGTTTGTTTCCTTAAAAGCTCTTAAATGGATCATCCAGAAAATCTTCCTGAATGTCTGATCTATAGTCGATATCTTCTTTTGATACAGGTTCATCATATGATGGTGTTTCTGTTTTAACGTCATCTGACACTTCATCAGAAAGCCCATTCATCATGTCTGTCAGAACATCATCGTTGCTGTTGTCAACCGGTATCTCTCTGGTTGTTCTACTACTTGATAGTGGTGTTGCGTATATTACTGCGATGTATTTCTCTGCCTCCTGTTTCAGGTCAACGTCCGTAACCTCCCACAGAGACTTATTACCATCCTTATCATAGAACGGTAAATGAAAAACATCACCGATGATGAGATCTCTACCCAGTGGTTCGAAATCATCAATGTGCATCCTGAATATGGTTTCATCCGCTATTGGGTTCAGTATACCGAATCGAGAGAAGTCCATCTTCCCTTCCGAGAAACGTTCCATACCAATTGGTACTTCTACTGGAACTTCCCCGTATGCCCTGTCAGCAACCTCACTGAACACCTTAATTTGCACATCGTCAATATCCGGTGTTACGCTTTCACGGCTACCAAGATACTTATAGACGTTTGCCTGTTTGAAGGTGAGACCAAATATCTCAAAACTCAGTCTCCTCTGTAATGCTCTGGTCTTTGATCCATAAAAACCTATCTTGCCTGTTGGTCTCATTGCCATGATGTTATAGACCTCCCAAGAGTCTTAAATTCTCTAAGTCTTTCTTTGAAAGAACACCGAACAACTTTTTGTCCTTCGTATCTTTCCTAAATTTTTCTGTTCTGCGTTTAGCCACTCTATTTCGGGCAACCCACATCTTTTTGTTCTCTCTTTTAATCTTGTCTGTAACATATCTCCGTTTGTCAACTCTATATTTCTGGATAGGTACAATGTCGTACTTCTCAACCGCATCGAAATCAATGATGAGTGTGACAGGGGATTTTGATTCAGACAGAATGCCCTTTCCTTTCGGATCATTGAAACCTGTGTACCCCAGATCAAGAAGGATTCGACGCCACAGTTTATCCTTGTAACGACTTTGCTCAGCAAGCAGTCTGGTTAAGTCCCAGAGACGTTCAAAGTAAGACCTATATCTTACCCCTGCCTCTACCTCAGAAAGCGCCTGTAGCTTAACAGAATCCTTTATGTAGTCGATTGCTTCTATCACATCAACATCTTCTCTATACTGGTCCACGGAATAGTTCGAAATGTCATTCACAAAACCACGTTTTGGCTTGAATCTCATGACATAACCATAGAACATTGGGGAAGATGCTTTACGACCGACAAGCGTATCGACTGTGTGACACTCAACACCATAGGGTCTGATCAGGTCACTACCATTCATACCGGTATAATTGATCTTCCAGTCGTCTGTAAAGGATACATACATATTGAGACGACCGTAATACAGTGTCCGTATCTCACTCACGTCCATGAATGAGACACTGCTGAATGCTTCTGTTAGTTCTTGTTCAAAATTTATACTCATATTCTTTATTTACCGATAATAAATACTTTAGACCACTATATTTAGGAAATACAAAATGGCATTATATAATTTTATTTCAGATGATCAGATTAAACGCTGCATCGGTCAGTTCATGAGAGCACTGTCCGGTTTTCAGGTACAGGACGGAGTTGACCGAGACGGTGACGGTGAAAAGCTCACTAAGCGAGTCCCCATTGTCTACGGTGAAATGGATCGAATCGTAGCATCCATCATAAACAAGAGAGAACACTTCACAACTCAAGTATCAGTCCCCATGATGGCTGTTACCCTGCGTGGTATTGAGATAGACAAACAGAATCGAAGACCGAATAACCATGTTGACGAATTTGTCATGGGAGAAGGATCTACACCAGA